AAGCTTCTTCCACAAAGCCCATATGCCGTAGCTAAAATGGCCAGTCATCGCATGATACAAATATACAGAGAAGCCTATAACATCTATGCTTGCTCTGGAATATTGTTTAATCACGAGAGTCCACGTAGAGGCGTCAACTTTGTAACCAGAAAAATTACCAATTTTATAGGACAAGTAGCATCCAAGTCACCACTATCTGCACCAAAACTGGGTTTGGGCAATTTATCGGCTAGTAGAGATTGGGGACATGCCAGAGATTATGTATATGGGATGTTTTTAATGTTGCAACAAGACAAGGCGGAAGATTATGTTTTAAGTACTGGTGAAACATATACTGTTCAGAAATTTTGTGAGAAAGCATTTTCATATGCTGGTTTGAATTGGGAAGATTATGTATTTATAGATCCTGAGTTTTATAGACCTTGTGAAGTTAATTATCTAAAAGGCAATAGTAATAAAGCTAGAAAACAACTCGGATGGCTTCCGAAGGTATCTTTTGACGATTTAGTTAAAGATATGGTTGATAGTGATATTGCTAGGTATAAAAATACTAATGTTTAAACGCAATTTTGATGATCCAGAATATAAAAAATGGAGAACTAACGTATACAAAAGAGATAAACATCAATGTCAATGGCCTGGGTGTAGTACAAAGAAAAAACTAAATGCGCATCATATTAAAACATGGGCCCAGTTTCCTGGTTTAAGATTTGATGTTAATAACGGTATCACATTATGCTATGCCCATCATAAACTTATTAAAGGATTAGAACATATATACGAAGCAGTATTCTTAAAAATATTAGCAGATAAAAAAACAAATGACTAATTTAAATAACTTTACCATCATCATAGACACCCGAGAACAACAACCTTGGGTATTTAATAACTATACTACAGCTAATCGTAAGCTAGATACGGGTGATTACAGTATAGAAGGACTAGAGCATCTATTATGTATTGAGCGTAAAAAAAGCGCTAGTGAATTTGCTAACAATATTATCGAAAGCAGATTTAAAGATGTTATTATGAGAATGAGTAATATGAAATACTCGTTTTTATTATTAGAATTTGATCTAGAAGATTTACTAATCTATCCCATAGGGTCAACAGTACCCAAAAAAATGTGGGATAAAATCAAAATTAGTCCAGCATTTTTGATTAAGAATATTTTAGACCTAGAACTATTACATAATATTAAAGTTGTATTTTGTGGAGATGCAACCAATGCAGCTAAATTAGCAGAGATGATTCTTAAAAAAATTCATTATCTAGAAGTAGTGAAACAAAATAATGGTTAAATGTGTAGCTTTTGATAATGCGTGGCTGGGATTAGGAGATCTATCAGTATTGTCTGTGGATCAGAATCCTATGATTCATAGAAATGAATTTGATATTGAGCATCCAGATTTGCACTTGATGAAGTTATTGCGCAATCCTCAGTATATTGGAGCCACATGCAAGTTGCTTTTTAATATTGAATTACATCCTATTCAGATGGCTATCCTACAGGAATTCTGGATTAGACCATTTCCTATGTATATCGCCAGCCGTGGTTGGGGCAAGTCTTTCTTATTGGCCCTATACTGTATTATAAGAATGACATTTTATCCAGGTACCAAGATAGTTGTTGTGGGCGCCGCATTTCGTCAGAGTAAAATTATCTTTGAATATATGGAAACTATTTGGCGAAGCAGTCCGATATTAAGAAGTATTTTTGGTAGTGGTGTCGATGGCCCAAGACGAGATGTAGACAGATGCACTATGAGACTGGGAGATAGCTGGACAGTTGCTATTCCTATGGGTGACGGAAGTAAAATTAGAGGTTTAAGAGCACACATTATTATCGCAGACGAATTTGCATCAATCTCTCCGGATATTTATGAAACTGTAGTCTCAGGCTTCGCGGCAGTGTCTGCTAGTCCAATACAAAACGTGAAAGAAGAAGCTAGAAAAGCAGCGATGATAGAGGCCGGACTATGGAATGAAGAACTAGAAATATTAAATACAAAAATGGGCAACCAAGCTATTATTTCTGGAACAGCAGACTATGCCTTTAAGCACTTTGCACAGTATTGGAAACGATATAAAGCTATAATAGAAAGCAAAGGAGATACTAAAAAACTAGAAGAAATATTTAAAGGAGAGGTTCCATCCAATTTTAACTGGAGAGATTACTCTATTATTAGAATACCATACGAATTAATTCCTAAGGGCTTCATGGACGATAAACAGGTATCACGAGCCAAGGCTACTATTCATACTGGTATCTATAATATGGAATACGCCGCTTGCTTCGTTAGCGATAGTGAAGGTTTCTTCAGACGCAGCCTGATTGAGAATTGCGTTGTCTCCAACTCAAATATTCTTATAGATAATAAACCCGTCAAGTTTTCTGCAACAATCCATGGCGACTCAAATAAACAATACGTATATGGAATTGACCCCGCTAGTGAACAAGATAATTTTAGTATCGTTATTTTAGAAGTTAATCCAACCCATTCTCGTATAGTATATTGCTGGACTACTAATCGTGCTAATTTTAAAGAGAGACAAAAAATAGGTTTAGCAACTGAGCACGATTTTTATGGATTCTGCGCTCGTAAGATTCGTAATCTAATGAAAACCTTTAATCCCATAAGAATAGGTATGGATGCTCAGGGTGGCGGAGTAGCAATCGAGGAGGCTTTACATGATCCGATGAAGGCTGATCCTGGAGAACTCTTAATATGGCCAGTTATAGATGACAACAAGAGTAAAGATACTGACGGACAAGCCGGGCTTCATATTCTAGAGCTTGTGCAGTTTGCTAAAGCAGAATGGACCAGTCAAGCTAATCATGGTATGAGAAAAGACTTTGAGGATAAAGTTCTATTATTTCCTGAATTTGATAGCTTAACACTTGGTTTGGCTCTAGAACAAGAAAATAAAAATATCTTAGAAACCGATTTAACTAGCGCTTTGTATGATAGTCTCAGTGAGTGTATTTTGGAAATTGAAGAATTAAAAAATGAATTGACCACTATTGTCATGACCCAAACCAGCAATAGCTCTAATGCTCGTGATAGATGGGACACTCCAGAAACCAAACTTTCACATGGTAAAAAGGGTCGATTAAGAAAAGACCGATATAGTGCATTATTAATAGCTAATATGTTAGCCAGACAAATGAATAGAGCTTTGAAGCCTGTTGATTATGATATCATAGGAGCAGATGCTCGTACTTCAGTTAAGACTGAGGGCAATCTATATAAAGGCCCGGAATGGTTTGTTAACGGGGCAAACGACGATATTTATACGGGAATTTATAAATAAAAGTGTATAGTAGGGTTAATCGCTTTACATTTGTATCATAATAATTTTATAAAATATGGCTAATAAAAAAACAAAAAATGACGTCATTAAAGACGCTAATATTATCCCAGAAGACGCATATGTTACATGGGGTGATGATCTAGATAGTAAACAATTGGCCTTAAAGGCAGCAGCATCGTCACTTGATGAGTTTGCTTTAGTAGAAAGAGCTACCGCTGCTGGCGGAAGACGTTATAGTTTAGACTTTTCTAATCTAGATGGCGTAACAGGGGGAAGGCCAGGATTAACCAAGAGCGATTATTATACTTTTCGTCCGAATGAGGCGCCGCCCAACCAGATCAAGCTCATCCTGCGTCGTGCAGAAGACATTTACCAAAGGGTTGGTTTAGTAAAAAATGTCATTGATCTCATGGGAGACTTTGCTAGTCAGGGTATTAGACTTGTACATAGAAACAAAAGAATAGAGCGTTTTTATAGACAGTGGTTTAAGAAAATTAATGGCAAAGATCGTAGTGAAAGATTTTTAAATAACATCTATAAAAGCGGTAATCTTGTGATTGATCGCAGAACTGCCAAAATCAGTCTCAAAGTAACTGATAAGCTATACAAAGCTCTTGGTGCAGCAGATATGCAGTTGTCTGACATACCAGAGGTTCAGTTGGAAAAAAGAG